TTACAGGCACAAAAAAAAGCCCCCACGTTTGGAGGCTCTTTAATCAATCTCTATGAAACAAACTACTACCAGTTTGCTAAGTTAATCATTTCTTCGCGCTTTCCTACGATCGCTAACGATTGCATTTATGAGCGTGTCCAGCCAGCCAAAAACTTTGTTATCGGCTTCTGTTGGTGTGAGGTTTACAATGACCTTCACGAATGCCATAAGAGCCAAAACAATTTCGGCCCAATACGTCTGTATTAATAGTCCCATGTTGTAAAATTTTCCTGCAAGGTATTAAAGCGGCATTAAACAATTGATTGCCGTATGGCCACCGATGACGACACCGCAGCCTATCGCCTGTTTTTTGTAGTGCTTGGCGTAAGCCGCTGCATAGCTGTCGCGGTCGATGCCGCAACCTACCTGCATCCCGAATATCTTGCTGCGGTTGCCTACCAGCCACTCAACATATGCCTGCGTGTGTATGTGCCCCTGTACCGTGCTTTGCATATCGTTCTTTGCCTTCGTGCGTGCTGTTCCTCCCTCGCCATGAACGTATTGCACGCCGTCGTACTCAATCCGCTCCACCCAGTTCCAAGACGTGCCCAACACCTCATTATAGTCTTTGATCCATTCCCGTGGCACTGATGAGCTGAACGCCTTGCGCATTATTAAACGGTCGTGATTGCCTATAATCACGTCAGCAATGGGAAAGGCTTGCGCCCACTTATCGACGTGCTTTATCGCCTCCTGTAGCTCGTACCCTCCACTCATTCCGTTGGCGTCTGTTTCGTGATAGGATGCGTAATGGTTGTCGAGTATATCACCGATAAAAATCACTTGGTTGCAGGCAAAGCGGTCGTAGGTGTCTAAACAAAACTCAAAATATCCGTCAAGCTCGAACGGACAATGCAGGTCACCTATGACCAAAATACGCCGCTCCTTTGTTCTGAGGTAGTCCAGTGCCCGTTTCTGCTGGGCGTTGATCCGTGGGCGTATGTCCTTAGTCATATAACCATATTACATCCGCATCCTTTGCGGGGTGATCGTCCACGTGTATGAAGTCTTTGTGAATCCCGATGCGATTAAAACCCGCTTCATATAGTGCGCCAATAATGTAACCGCGCGTCCTGCTGTCACTGCATACAATATCAACGGCAAGGCCTTCAAGGTGGGCGCTGTCTTTCTTTCCGCCGCTTGCCCGATTGTGTGCGCTACATCTCACGCCTGAGCTGATCCGAAACGGTACGCCAGCTTTGTGGCGGGCGTCGTCCAGCATCATTAAAAAATCCATGTCCATAATATCGATACCAAGGCCCTCCGAATTGGTGCGGCATTTCCTGCACTTGCAATCAAATTCTTCGAAGCGGAAGTATCTTAGTTCCATAACAGGGCGCAGGCGGCGATCATTATAATGAGGTCGGCAACATCAGCACGGCCATATTCACGCGCCTTATATATTACATTGACTATGATGGTCGCTAATATAATGTAAATCATTTTTGCAGCTTTGCAATCATTAACTCGATTTTGTGGACGCTGGCTAATAGTTCTTTCATGTCGCTTTTGATTTCGTTGCTGTCCAGTTCCAACTGGATCACGCGGCTTTTCAGGCGTGCCACCGTGCTGTTAAGGTTCACCCATACACCTACCAAACCCGCCACCACAGGTAAAACAATTGCCACAAATTCCCATTCCATCACTTCTCTTTTTTCTGTATTATGTACCAGTTGCTTGCATGGCACAAGATACTAACGCCGTCGTAATCCCTGTTTAACGTGTAACTGCTTGCGCCGTCGATGGTTACCCCTGAGTCCGATGTATTTGGGGCAATAATTACAATCTTGTTTGCAGCTATACTGCTATCTGTTTGAAATCGCAAGACGCGGCCTTCGTTTCCTGCTACAAGTGGCAACTCTATTCTCCCTGTACCATTCGGGCCAGTCCATGTATTAAATATAAATGAATCGGTAGCCGTTACGGTATTTGTCAACGTGTCACGGTGGGCTATGCTGCGCACTGGGTGCTGTAAAAACCTTCTAGAAACTACAGGGCCAATCTTTTCCTCAGTCACTTCGTACGTATGCCGCAAGTCGCTAGTTGGCTCTGTGTCATCTACTGGCGGCCTGTCATTAAATACCTGTGCATCAGGCACGCTTATATTTGTGTCGCTGCTGGTTAAGAAAAACGATTCGTAGTCTGTCTGCACAGCGTCAGCAACAAAACTTGTTTCAAAGGGAATGAAGTCACGCGAAGAGAATTGCATTGTATTTAGTGGACTAACAAACCTTTTGTAGACTGTGCCGCGTCGTACCAAGGTGCTAAAGTTTTGACCTGCTAACACCTCTTTAACCCCTAGCTGGTGTATCGGCAGCGTAACACTTGTATTTCCAAAGCTTGCAAAGCTATCAATTGTTTGGGCAGGTGAGCTATTGTTTTCGTACAGGTTACGGAAATCATTAAAGGCACTTGATCCAATAAACACATCATCCTGCACTAGTGTTTCTTGATTTGCGTCAGGTGTTATAGCCTCATAAACTACGCGGTCGCCATTAGTTAACCCGCCATTAACTACGTATTGGTAGAAAAACAATCGACCGAATGCAGTTGCGTCATATACGTCTGTTATAGCACTGCCGCTGTTATCATATGCCTCAATGTTGACTGTAACCGTTATGCCAGTTTGAGCGCTTGTGAGCGGCAATAAATCAAATGAAAAGTCTTTGTCATAATCATTGCCGATGTAATTGTAACCGTCAGTAAATGCGCCCGTGCTTCTCTGCATATAACTCGGAGGCGCTTGCAATGGTATATAAAAATGCCCTGCACTTGACGACCACGCGCCCGCACTGAAGTTCATTTCTGTTACTGTATAGGCTACACTGCCGCCCTCGTTGCTATCGCCTAGCACGTACGTCCCTGAAAAGGTCAACGCATTATTAAAGTAAAGTGATCCCACTTTAATCTGCATTTTTAAAGCAAGCCGTGCAAAGTCTGCCGCGCCTGTGCTTGTGCCGTTACCCGAGTAGTTATGTGCGTAATTAAAGTTTATACGAAATACTGTACTAGCATCATAAGCCAGCGAGTCGTCAGTCATGTTAGTGCCTAGCTCAATCTGCTGCGCTGTGTCGTTAAGGTGTTGGATTACTGGACCAACTACAGCAAGGTTGCCATCGGTCTTCCACGTGCGCTGCACCTTGTTTAACGGTGGTAAGTATGAAGTCGTGCCGCCTCGTAGCTTTATAATGTCGCTGCCTGTCGTAAGCCTTGTGTTCAACGCGCTAGTTGAACCGCTAACCGTGCCCGCCTTTGTTACCGTATGCACGTTAATGGTCACATTGTTTTTGACTGCGCCCACTGGGACAAACCAAAAATATCCCTCTGCAAAAAATATCCGTGCGTTAAATGTCGTGGCAAAGTTTTGCAGCACGTCAAACGCGCTGACAAATTGTACAGTACCATCATCATCCAAGTTGTAAAAAGCTGCGTGATTAACCTCTAACTCTGTTAAGGCGTTGGTGCTTATAAAGGTGGTTGGCTTAAAGTCGTTTGCATACTTTAGGAATACATCGGTATTGCCATACACGTGCAAAGCGCGTGTCTTGTTTAGTGCCTTGACTAAATGCGCAACGATTGTTTCGCGTCCAGTGTATGCGTTGCCTGCGTCATTGTATAGTACGTTCTTTAGATCGCCCAATTCGTCCACCGCATTCATGGTATTCTGAATAGGGTACGCCTCATCCTGCAACTCTACCTGTTCATGCAATAGCACGCCCGTCCAAAACAAAGTGTTAGCGCCGTCAGGGTCTTTGAATATGCTTACCTTAAAGTCAGCGTCCTCGCTTGTGGCTAAGGCCGTAAGCATCGCTGTGTGTTGTGCAACCGTTTCAGTTAGCGTAAAGGTTACCTCGCTGCCTATTATTGGCTGCATGCGGTTTTCATTGTCACCGCTATAACGCAATACAAAGCCATCTGATCCAAGATTAAACTCGGTAGCGCTGCCACCATATCCGTCTTGGTGTATGTTCAGTTTGTAGTCTGTGCCAAGCTGGTCTGTAAACTCTGCAAATAATCGTATTGGGTCTGCCATTAGAATCCTCTTACTCGGTTTCGGTCAATTGCATTGCGCTCACTTGTTAGCAGTATATCACGGCCTGAGATTTTGCCTGTCACTTGTACAGCTTGGCCGCCCATCATGCTCTGTAATTTGTCCAGCGGTGCAATGACTTCAGGGTTATGTGATGCGCCTGAGTACTCACCCACCTGCGCGATGACTGGCCCGCTTACGATGCCACCATCCGCAAATTGTGGTATTCCTAAACCTGCCCCCATAAATTTACCAAGGCCGCCAACTGCTGCACCAAAACCGCCACCAGTAAAGGCACTCATTATACCAAACACAACCAACAAGCTAAGGGCCTGCGCCAACACTTTTTTGAGCATGTTGATTAATGCTTCTTCAAGGTTAAAGGATCCTTCAATTATTTGTGCAAACATCGTCGTAAAACTGTTGGCCATTTGCATACCAAAGGCCGCCATCTTTTGGCGTGTGCTGTCAATGCTATCCTGTGCTTGCTTCACTATATCTTGCACCGCCGTGCCCATCCTTTGCAAACCCTTTACAACGGTGTTGTCTACGACGTCAACATGCAACGGCTCGATAGCAATCATAAACGACTCTTTAACTGCCTCCATCTCAGCGGTGACGGTTGCAGCTGCTGCCGTTGCACTTGCTGCCATATCGCTCAGGCCTTTGTCAATGTCTCCCAACATTGCCTGCATCTTGCCCAGCTCTGCATTAGCGTCTTCAAATGCTTGATTAGCCGCCTTCTGTTCTGCTATTGCCTTACCTCCAAACTTCTCAGCTATTTTATCTTTAGCTTCCTTCTCGGCTTTGAGCAAATCAACTAAAGCCTGTTGATCAGCTATGGCCTTCTCAACGTTTCGCTTTTGTTCCTCAAGCGTCAAGTCTTTGTTTGCCTGTGCTAACTTCTCAACTGCCGTAGCTGCGTCATTGGTTTTGCTGTTCATTACAATTAAACCAGTAACGACTAACGCGATGCCAGTTGCAACTATTGCAAATGGATTGGCAAGCATTACCGTATTCAATGATATAAACGCTAAACGTGCAGCGTTAAACCCACTCAATAGGCTTGGCAAAATAACTAGCACAGGGCCGATGGCAGCGGCCACAGCTGCAATTTGCAACGCTAATTTTTTGCTTTCGGGCGAGAGCTTTTGAATGCGCTGAGTGAATGCGGTAAACTTATCAATTAAATCTTTTACAACAGGTAATAGATCCTCAGCCAACGCCGCGCCTGCCAACTTCAGGTTGTCAAGTGCCGTGCTAAATTTACCCGATGCCGTTTCACTTAGCCGCTCCATTGCACCAGCAGCAAAACCACCCTCTTTACTAAAGCTTTGCAACACCTCATTAAACTGATCAACGCTTACACGCCCCGCGCCAAGTTTGTCAGCAGGCAAACCAGTCGCCTCAGCCAATGCGGTAAAGATTGGTATGCCGCGCTCGGCTAGTTGGTTCAGGTTCTCTAATTCTACTTTGCCTTTCGCGTTGACCTTGGCAAAGATTGCAGCTATCTCATCAATAGGCTGGCCACTGGTTGCGGCTATGTCGCCAAGGAATTGCAGTTGTGTATTGACTTCCTCCAAGCCTGACCCCGATGCAATGAGCTGCCGCGCTGACTTCGCTACCGCCTCAATTTGAAACGGTGTCTTTGC